TTACAAGAGCCTTATTCATAGATGTTTCAGTTGTTTGAGTTCCCCAAACAATACCCTGATGCAAATCTGTGATATGGATATTCCAATTTTTATTATAAAACTGAAATAATAATTGATCCATGGATTTTGTCATATGATATACACTACCAGGATTGGTAGGATATAAAATACTAGCATCTTTTTGTGTTTCTTTCACGGTGATATCCAAATAACCTTCTGGGATAGAACCCATTTCTTTTGAATAACCATAAACACCCATTGTTCCAAGGTGAACAAGATGGCAACTTGGACAATGGTCAATTATTGCATTTAATACATTATGTGTTGTAGTGATATTATTATCAACTGTATATCGGCGTTCATGTTGACTGATCATTGAATATGGTGCCGCTCTCTGTTCGGCAAAGTGAACGATGGCGTCTGGTTGTAATTCGTTTACTGCTTTTGCAAAATACCCATAAGATTTAGCAATATCAATATTCAAAAATTTAATATCCCATCCTAAATTACGAGCAGTAGCAATTCTTTTACCAATAGGCTCAATATCTGTAAGTGAATTGCTTTCTAGTTCTTTATCTATTGTGCGCCTTGATAGATTATCAATAATCCAGACCTCGTGGTTTTCCTTGGCCAGTTTTAATGCTGTTGGCCAACCACAAAAACCATCACCACCCAAAACAAATATTTTCATTGAACTACTTTCATTAACTCTTCTACGTTTTCGCCGCGGTTTGGTAAATGATCCTTTAAAAAGAAGTGAACAAATTGAGCCGCTCTATAGTATCTATTATCTCTTAAAACTCCGAAAAGCGAATTCCATTCGGAGTGTAAATGCTGCACAGGAATATCATATTTCTTTAACCAATAATTTAATAGTGTTTGATCCGTTGACCATTTCCAACCACCAAGTCCATCTACAAAACCTTTAAACTCTGGCCGTCGGATAAACTGTTCTGGTGTTTCTCCATTCAAATATTTAGTAATGCTTTTATTCATTACCATCATACCCATATTAAAGAAATCACCACCGGCATCATCCCAGTTCCAATCTAATTTAATTGGACCATATTGCATACGAGAATAATTATGAATTTTTTGTTTATATTGAGCATTGATTGGCATTTGTTTTTCAATGACACCCGCAAAACAAACATCTGGTTTTATTTCATCAAAAATATTTCTTGCACCTGGCCGAATCCAAATATCTGCATCAATAATTGCAATCTGATCATATTTGTCCCAATATGAAAAGGCGTTTTCCTTCTCGTAAATAGGAAGGAACCCGCCATGTTTTTCATATGACTCTTTACTACGATTAGTAGCAAATACGTCAGGTTTAATCTTTAGGATTGGTATTCTTTGAACGATATGATCAATGCCGTGGGCTTCACAATAGTTTGCACATGACTCAATGCAGTGTTCATATAATCTAGATTTGGCGCCCACGGCGACTTGATATATCATTCTTTTCATAATAACCTCTAATAACGAAGTAGATAGTCCCAGTGGCCTTCAATTCTAATACAGACCCAATCTCGCTTCATAGTCCTAAAATCATACTTAAATTCTTGTTCAGTTTTTGCAAAGTAACAATTATTCAAGCCTTCGAATATATCTATACTTTCTGCAACTGGTTCACCATTAACGATAGTAACCATTACTAGTAACCACTTAACCATCATTTTTTAGCTGCTGGTTTTCCTTTCACAGCATCAGCGCCAAAGAAGGCTGCTACCAACACAGAAATAGAGACAAAATACGTAGGTGCGATGTCACCAATAAGTTGTGCGGCTTTATCTTGACCCATAATAGTAGTAATCAAAATAATTGCTGGATATAGTAACATACCAGACAATGCAAACCAAGTCATTTTTCTCATCGCATCTCTTTGCGCATCTGCATCTTCAAGTTCTTTTCTTTTAAACTCTAAATGCATCTCCAATTCTTCACTTGATATATGACCATCACCATTTGTATCTGCACCTTCAAGGCCTTCAACAGTAAGTGTCTTTTTTGCTTCCTCTGCCATTTTCGTACTCCGTAATAATAGCTTCGGCAATTTCTAATGCCGTCTGGTATCCATTACGAAGTGAATTGGACTTATGCCCATTTTCAACAAACCAATTTAAGGTATTTATATCAGAGCCATATTTCTCTAATTTAAATTCATCAGTTATTTCCTCAAACTGCGTCCTTAAGTTCAAAAGTTCTTGCACGTTCAACTGCTATCTCCAATTTTTCAAATAAAGTTTGTAAGTCATCTTGGTCAGTCTGGAAGACAATACCAACACCACCAGCATCAATCCATCTACGGATATTATCTGGTCTATCATCCACAAGTATGTTTGGTTTACGCGTAAGTTTATTCCAAGCATACTTATGTTTATTAGATGTAAAGATCATATTCTCTACCAAAGGAGGAATAATATCCCAACGATTCAACCATTGTCTTTTCCAATAGGCTGAATTCATAGTATCACCCCTTAAAGGCGATGAACAAATACCCCAATCATCATTAGAGATTTTCTTAACAAATTTTACAATCGAATATGTTTCAGGAAAAATATCAATATTGTAAAAGAAATCTGTATTTCTGAGAGATGCAAATGCAGCCTCTCTATCATTTAAAGATTTCCAATGATCGACACCAAACTTTTTTGCAACTGCTGCAAAGAAATCGGCAATCACACCATCCATGTCTAGATAGATTGTCATATTGATTCTCCTCTAAACTGCATTTCAATTTCAACTTTATTAAAAAGCTTTTTTAAGTTACGCCGTTCATCTGAGGTTAAACGAGCAAGTTGTTTACTCATATTGTCCCAAGATGAATCCTTAGTAACACTAATTAAAACTTCTTCTAAAGTCTCATAACGGTAATCCATAATATATCTCCTCTTTTGATTTTATAATATATTATAAACCATTTTTAGGCAAATGTAAACCCCTAAAATACGTTTTAATTAAAAAATAATTTTCGGCGATCATATTCTGCTTTTGTATCCAAGAGGAGTTGGATATGGTTATCACGATGTTCTTTAAAAAGGAGAGGTTCGTTATCATCAACGTCCATGATGACAACAGTATTAGTGATGGGTATGCCGGTGCGTTCTTCCCACATTACGGCATACCCAGCCATTTGTGCAAAGTAATTAGAAATATGTTCTTTTTTCTTTACTCGTTTGGATGTTTTAAAGTCTATAATACTCGGTACACCATCGAACTCAGCCACACAATCAACCCTACCAGCGATTCCAAGATGACTAGAATAAAGAGGAACCTCAAGACCATATATTTTTCCAAGTCTTTCATCAAGGATCGGACGCAAGTTTTCGAGACTTTGTCTAATGTGCGGCAAATAATCTGTAGTGTTTTCATTAAGTAAATACCTTTCAACAATGGAATGTACTAGGGTTCCACGGCCAGATGCTTTCCCACCGATCCGATTTGCTTCCTCTTCCCCTACACGAGCCCGCCATTTAGCGATTGCTTCTTCACTAAGAATGCTTAAGACTGTTGTAATGCTAGGATACCGAGTACCATCAGGAGTAACATAAGTCCTACCTGTTGACTGTGTATCTGCATCCAAGTCATTATATCCAAGATCAATTGTTTCATGTATAAATTCTCTCATGTTTTAATTTTATTGTCCCTTCCAGAACCCTTTTTAATTCTTCCCAATAAATCTTTCCAACCATCACTAGTACCTGAATTTGCATGTGTGGCTGTATTCGATACAAAATTTAGGGGTTTTAATACTTGCACAACATCTTCTGTAATCATACTTTGTAATTCAGAATATGTGCAAACAACGTCCCATTCTTCACTCGACTTGATATTTCTTAGTGTATATTTTGGCACTTCTTAGTTCTTTCTTTATTTCACTAATACGGTGTTCCATCCAACTAATAGCCGTGTTGATGTGACCTGTATCTTGAGGTTGCAATTTTGATTTAGCATATTCAATTTCACGATATAAAAAATCTAATTTGTCTAATGAGTCCATTATGCAGTTTCCTTAAACCAATCTGGCACTGATCGCTTTGACCAAGCCATTTTAAATCTATCTTGTTTAGTTTGATAAAATGCACGATATGATTTTACAGGACAATTAAAATGACATTCTGGATTTGACCCCATAGCCAATTTAAATTGTGTCATTGGCTCATTTGGGATATTATGTGGTAGTGACCAAAGTGGTGATTTTAATAGTGATGTAGCATGAATTTTACCATAACGATGTGTATATTCTTCTAGCAGAGCTTGAAAATGCTGCCAGTGCCACCGATAATTTTCTGCAGACTCCATAGTCCATACTGTACATGGATGATGGTGGTGGACTGCTTTGTAGAGTATTTGATCCATTTCTGGATCGTCAAATAACCGATAATGTTTTACCATACGTTTACCGGATTTGGATGGACCAATTTGAACAGTACCATCCAGCATACGATGCGCAGTGGATAACATTTGTGCAGATTCGATAATCATTTTCACAACATGTTTATCGCACTGCATTTGTGCGGCAATTACAGGATCTTTGTCAAGTACGAAAATGTTCATTGTGTTATTATACCATACATTATTCAGAAAGTAAACCAGGAAATGCTTCTTGCACGATATTTTTTGTAATACCGGTTGGTGGTTTTTTGTTAATCATATTTAACACGATTTCTGCATCTTGTGGATGAATTCCTTCGACAACACCAAGGAATAATTTTTCACGTTTAAATGCAGGTAATGAATCACCTGCTTTAAAACCTTTTACAAAATATTTAAATTTGACATTTTCCCTGAGAAGGTTAGCAGGATGATTATGTGCTTCAGATGCAGTATAAGGTACTTCACCACTTGGTAAATTCCATTCAATTTTTTTATCAAAGGTACCCTTTAAAACATCTTTGAGTGCCCAACTTTCATTTTCTTTAAGCACTTTTATTTTATTTTCTTTAGAACCTTTTGATGCTAGTTCTAAAATCTCAAAAACGTATTTTGCCATTATATGAAGTCCTCCACGGATTCGATTAGTAATTTCATATTTTTATTTATGAGATATGGAAATACCTTACCTTTATTTGACCACGGATCTTGATTATTGTGTTCGTTAATAATTAGTTGTTTAAGGTCATCTGGTGTTTTTGATAGGTCAATCATTTTTTCATTACGTTGATAATTACGATACCATGATGCTGCATAAAGTAATTCACCATCTGCAAGATCCTCAATGATTACCTGTTTCTTTTTCTTTGATAGTGGTGTCTGTCTGTCTCCATTTACAAATGTATCATCGTGTGATAAGATATTTGGAACACCATCACCTGCATCACCGGATAAAATTTTATCCATTAGATTAACCTTAGGGTTATTATCCACAACCTCTTTTTTAAGTAAAGGTGAAAACTGTTTTACGTTTTCATATTGTTGGAGTTGTTTAAAATCACCGTCGGCAGAAACAATCATTACATTTTCATACTGACCAAATTCTTGAGTGTTTGCTGCCAAAATACCAATAATGTCGTCCGCTTCACAACGGTCAAGATGTATTACTTGGTATGGAAAGTTTTCCCTAATTTCATCTTTTACCAAGTGCATAATACGAAATGCTTCTTGCCAGTCAAAACCAGATTCATCGCGGTATTTCTTACGACCTGCCTTGTATTGTGGAAAATATTCACGACGCCAGTTATTTGCACCATCACAACACAATATCATTTGACCATAATCATCTTTGAATTTTTTATGATACATTCGAAGTGAATTAAGAATCATATGCCGTAACATATTTTCATCATTAACTTTATTAATTGCAATAGTTGCAATTGCAATACCACTATAATCTACTAGAATCATTGTACAATCTCGAAATCTGGGTCATCATTACTAATTGCAATCCAACGGCTACCTTCCAATAAATGTGGTTGAGCACAGTTAAGAAAAGCAAATGGTCCAATACATTCGCGATGTGCTGTAGTAGCAATGTGTGGTCTGACATCAACCACGGTAAACATATTACCGAATTGATTAATACGGTTTTTACCGTGTCGTGACTTGCCTTTTAATTGGACTTTATTTCCAGTTACAAACATAATATACCTCTCAAGTTTTATTATTAATAATATTATATCAGGCTTTTTTGCAAAAGTAAACAAAAATCTGCACTTGATAGTTAAAAGTTTTTGGATATGTTTCAGGATCTACGAGTCTATCGCCGTAGTAATCTATAAGTTTTTGGGTAAATGTCTCGAGTGTATCTTGCATCCGATAAATGAATTGTAGTACTCATCGCTGAGTAATACGTCCCTTTCAAATTGGAGTTTTGCTTCATAATACGACATCTCACCTTTTGTCGTACATAGGCGAAGAATTTCTCTTTTATAGTTATCCTCTCCTTTTTCTTCAACAAGGAGTTGGACTTCTTTACTAGAGCCAAAGTAAGTGCGCCAGTCGGACTCGACACGAGTTCGTATGCGTCGAGACCTCTTGGAGTTTTTGGGAAGTGTTTTTGGTTTCCAAAAATTCTTTTTACCGATATACATTTTACCCGTATCGAGTTCAGTAATCTGGTAAACAAAACCTTGATATTCCTCAGGTGTTTCATCATATATTTTTTCGTTATATAACCACATACAATTATATATTATTCATTATACCGTATAATATATCACTTGCACAAGTCCTCATATTTAGTTGTATGAACTCTATGTTTTGATAAATCCCTACCTAAATACCCAGGAATTTTTGGCTCATTTATTTTAAACAATTTTAAAAATAAATCAATTAAGGTCTTCATATTCCAATATCTCCACTTCTGCGCGTCTTCCACAAATAGAACAAAATTCTGGTTTTTCACCACCTTCACAGAGTATAACAGTAGTATTATAGCACTCTTCGCATTCAATTTTGTATTCGTTTTCCACAAGCCACCTCTATTTCTTCTTTTCTTTTTTCGCTTGCGGAAAACCATTCTCGTATTTCATCTTGGGTTCTACCGCAACCTATACAAATCGAATTTACTAAAGTGCAAACCTTAGTGCATGGACTAGAAATCAATTTCACAGGCTCCACCTGCACACGCGGCTGCACCCATTGTATCAACATCTGTAAACACTTGTTCGGTAAGATCCTTACTCCAATTTACCTTGGTAAGGTTTTGTTGAATTTTATTCCACTTATGAAACAGATAAGCATCTTTTAAACAATGTTCTGCTTTTTTCAGATCACGTTTCAGATAGTTATTTGCAAAGTTTTCAAAACGACGTACCCAATCCTGTCTTGCAAAATTTTCAGATGATTCAAGAGAAATATCTAAACCATAACCTTGTGCGGTTGAACAAGCATCCCACAGATTAGGGAATACTTTCATTGCGTCAACGATAAGACCTGATGCAAAAATAGCAGAAGGACCGTATTGTTTAATCATTTGTTTTTCATCAATCACAGCAGTATTAGGCGCTTGATTGTAGTCCTTATCGCCTGACATAGAAAGGAATGAAATACCAGAGAATGAATAACGATTTTCAAATACATATTTCTCTACTTCATCCCAATCATCTACAATAATAGTATTCGATACGTTATGACGAACACCTTCATCTGCACAAAGATCTTCATTCGTTCCAGCAACTACCCAATGTTTTTGAGCTTTCTTAACCAGTTCAAGATGTTTTATACCAAGCAATTCATCTTTGTACATAGAACCCTTATTTGGAATAATAGGAAATGAGATTACAACATCCGTTCCATTTGCAGACCAAACTGATTCTTCAATCATATATGGATTGGAACGAATAATTGCCTGAGTAATTTCGGACTCTTTATTCATCTGAATATTACGGATATATCTTTGTGAATGTTCAGCGTGAATTCCACTTGCTGTTTGTAATAATACAGAAGCATTACCAGATGGTTTTACACAAGTTGTACGAGCAGCAGAATTGATACCAATAATCGCGGATACTTGTTTATTTACATCTTTAACAATCTTTGCACCTTTTTCCAAAATCTTTTCATTAAATAAAACTTCAGGATTATTCATCCAGCCAGTAATAGAAACACCAAGTAAGGCTTCTCTATCAAAGATTTCTTTTGACACTGGAGAAATAAATTTGAAGTCAGTGTACCCAGCTTGTAGGGTACCGAGGATAGACGCTGCACGGCATGCCTTATAAAAGTCTTCCTCGGTATTGCACATACCACCATTGATTTCGGTAAGGTTACATCCCTGCCATCCAGACTTGCCATCCTTCTGTGGGAACATACCGATTTCAACACAAGGGTTAGTGGTGTGTTCTTTAGATGTAGTAAAGTAAAATCCTGGTTCTCCAAATGATTTTACAGACTCCATAATTTTTGCAAACATTTCTGGTGTTGCTTCATCTCTCACAATAACAGCAGAGTTATTCGAACGGCCGCGTTGTGGGTTATCCATAAACCAATTACCGGTTTTTGCATTCATCATCTCATCATCTTCTGGTGAGAAAAGACAAATAGTAGCAGAACGGCGGACACCACCAGAAAGGACAGCATCGGCCGCGTGCATACAAATATCATAAACATTTATAGGTCGTACCTTAACTGGCACTTTCGAATCAATAACTAAATTTTGTAAAATTAGTTCAATTTTATCTAGTGATCTACGCAGACCTTCTGGGCCTGGTGCTTTAAAACCTCCAGAGATTTTTGCACCTTTTGGTCTGATATTAGTTAGATCAAAGAAGACTCTACGGCCTTCATATTCCGGAAATTTACCCCCACCAACAAAGTATGAAGCAAGAAGAACATCAAGAGCCGTAGCCCAACCTTCAATTGAATCCTCTACAATATGCCCTTTTGCTTGCTTAGTTCTTTGTTGCACCATAGGTAATTTGGCAACGTGATGTTCCTGTACAGAAAATCCTGCACCAGCACCACATAAAAGAATATAGAAATATTCACCAAAAAATTCGGGACGATCACAATATGAAGAGGTACAATTATACATTCGCATTTGGTGTTTCATTAACTGTTCACCACCAAACTGTAAAGCACGTTGTGCACCAAGAACACGCTGTTCTTTATATGCTGCTCTTGCTTCTTCCAGAAATGGCCTTAATGTATTATCTTTATCTTCATAATGTTTTTCATGCATTTCTAAA